GAAAACGGTCGAAAACCTGGAAATCGCCTCTTGGACCTCTTTCCTTAATTTTGGATCTGCGATCGACGACAATCCTTGGGCGGTCGATGGAACCAGGTCAAACCTGGCCGAACGATCCGGTCGAACGCCGCCCGCGCCAGTTCCTCCCTTCCGCTGACCGCTTTTTGCCATCTATGCCAAGTTTAACAATGTTAGGGTTTTCCAATAAACTCGGCGATCACCTGGGCGGTTTCGGCTTTTTCGGGTAGAGGATGTCTTTGACCTCATTCCCGGTCACGTTCCTCACAACGCCATCCGGGAAGCGCACATCTACCGTGTCCGTTTTCCATTTGTAAGTGTCCCAGCGGTACTCGTATCCTCGTTCCGCGAGGGCTTCTCGCGTAACGTCGATTGTTAGCTTTCGCGGGTTTTTCGGCAGGCGGATACGGTATGGACCCTCGACGAAAACTTGCGATTCCTGAACGGCCTGGACGATCGCTGCCGTCGCCGTCGGAGCGGTCGCCTCCGCGGTTGCAGGCGCGCTGGAAACCGACGTTGGATTTGCCAGCGGACCCGCGCCAGATCGACCAGCGCCCGCTCCAGTTGTCCGGGATGAGCTTTTTGCCATAACTCTATTCTTCTCCTACTTCTCGATCTCCGCCAAGCAATTTCAGCATTAGGGCCGCTGTCACCTGCATTGCTTCGCAGTCAAAATAGTGGTTTGCCCGTTTTCCGATCCGCTCCCAAATGTATTTGTCCGCTTTTTTAACTCGGCGCTCAGATTCCAGCTGCTGAAGGTAGTCCGGCGATGCGTCTCCAGCAACTTCCCAGGTTGGCCCTCCGGATCCAGACCTTAAACGGGCCAAGACGTCCTTGACGTTCAGGTTCGACCAATAGAATACCGAACAGGCGAGCGTCGGAGTTAACGCGACTTTTCGTTTCTGGGAGTAAAAACGCCAGACCTTGCGCCCATTTGGAAGGCGGTGCTGGTAGGTGGTTCGGGCGTCGCCCATGAGAGCGGTCCATCGTCTGGCGGCGCATCCTCGATAGACGTCGTAGGTGGCGTAACCTGCGTCGACGAAAACAAGCGAAGGATGAACCTCCAATCGTTGGGCTAGGTTGGAAACATCGTCGAAACTGATCAGTTTTTCGTGCCACAACAGCCTCGAAGATCCGTCGGCGGCCCAGCTTCGAGCAACAACGAAAACGTGATCCATTTGGCAGTCCACGGTGATGATTCGCAATTTCGCGCTTGCCATCGATGCCTCATAGGGTGCAGGCAAGACGTGGCCGGACTTGTCGAGCGCAGCCTCCGTTTCCCAGTTTTCTCCCAGCTTGTAATCGGAAGGCGTCAGGTCTACCGAGTAATCCTCATAGGCTTCTGCCCACGGTTGGCCCAATCGTTTTTGGTAGAAAATTTTGAGAGGCTCGATGTCGCCAAGTTTGGCGCTTTGTTTGGCTCGGAGGTAAAGCTCAGCCAACCTACCCCAGCTCATCGCGCAAAGGGCGTTCCAATGGAAGCCTACGTTTTCGGGCGAGGCGCTTGGATTCTGTCGAACGTAACAACCAGCTTGGTTGAGCCGTTTTCTGGTCCGGTCATCATCCGGGAATTCGGCTTGGCAGGCGGAACACAACATGACCGTCGAAGCCCTGACCGCTGCGTAATCCCAGCCTTGTTCGGTCCTCGCATCTGCTGACCACTTGATTTGATCCCACTGGTATGGTTGGCGGGATTGGCATTCCGGGCACGCGAAAGTCCACTCCCGCTGATCCGTCATCTGATGCCGCTTGGTCATGTCGTCGTCGGCGTGCCCGCCCTGAGACATAAACAGGCATTTGCCTAACCAGCCGAACGCGGTCACCCGCGCTTCCGCCTCGGCCATATGGCCCGTTGGCCATCTCCAACACTCGTCGCCAATGAGCCACCTAATTGACCTTCGCTGAAGGTTTGTTTTGTTGTGAGCACCCAACACCCACAAGGTCATGCCGTTTGTGAACTGCTTGATGGCCGTTTTGTTAAGGTGTCTGTTAGGCGGAAAAAGCGACGTTACTGCCTGGCATTCGCCAAAAAGCAAACCCATTCGGCTTTCCGCCTGGTCGCGGGCGTCCTCGTCGGTCTGATCCAGCCAGAGCGTAGGACCGGGCAGGTTCGCGATGATGTAGCAAAGCCCGACCTCGGCGACTGTTGTTTTGCTGGATTGGACCGAGGCCAGCAAGGTGATGACTCGAACGGTCGGATCGACGAGAGCTTCGAGCGGTTCCTTCAGCCAAGGCGAGTTGTCAGAGCGGAAGCGACCCGGAATCGGCGAATACGGGATGCCGCGAATGTTGTCCTCGGCCCATGCCCACGGAGGTCGGCGGTCCGGCGGACGCCAGGCTTCACGCCAGATCTGTTGGAGCCTCGGATTCATGGAGAATTGTTAGGACTTCATCGATCGCCTTACGGGCCTCGGCCTGGATCTCGGCGGCTTGCATCCCAGCTAGAATCGGCGGAAGCTCGGACTCAAATTTGTTGCGGAGAAGGCTCACGGCCTTGCCTGCCCTCGTCGTCCACTCGCGGGCCACTTCATCGATTTGGACGTATTCGCCACGACGGATCGCAACTTTCAGTTCTCGCTCTTCGACTTCGGCCAACAGCTTCCGGGCCTTTAGTTCTTCAGAATCTTGCGGACCGGATTGTTGCGCCTGGTCCTTGGTCGCCATGAATTCCTGCCACTCGGAGATGAGTAGCCTCCCATCCGGTCGAGGCGCTGGGCATCCTATGAGTTTCCGCCACGCCTGGAGGGTTCGGCGGTGGACGCCTAGCACGTTAGCCAGCTCAACGTAATTTTTGGCGAACCCGACAGGCACCGGATCAGCCGGAGCGGTCGGCTCCTCACCCTGATCGTCAGCCAGTTGGCGGAGCATCTCGCGTTCAGCTTTGGTCAGGCGTTTTCCGTCCGCCACCCGACGCTGTAGCTCGTCAAGATCCTGTTCTAGGACCGCCTTGGCTAGCTCTGGTGTTCGTTTCTTCACTGGTCTGGTGTTCGGATATTCGTTGCGCAACGAGGATCCGAACATGAAGCGGTTTCTACGGGCTTTCTTGCGCGTTGCAGGGAGTTGATTGTTCCTGGACGAGTCAACGGAAGAGTGTCTGGCCAATCGCCTAACTGACTGCTCAATTCGTCGCCTTTTTGCATAACTGCTTGTTTTTTTCTCCGTCAGGATGCACAACCGGGTAGCGCAACGAGAGTTACACCGTGCCGAGGTTGAAAATTCTGCCCGCTTTTCGCAACTCGTCGAAAATGTCGGCCTCAACATCGCCGTCATGCTCTCTTGGTCTGCTGAACGTGCCTGTGAGCCAGTAGTGATGTTGCCTTGAGCGATCCTTCGCAAAGTGATCGAATCCAGCTAAGACTAGTCGATCCACGCCAACTATATTGAGGAGGAAGGTAGCCATTAACAGACCGGAAGACGGCAGGAAGACGCCAACATCTCGACGATAGCCAGACCTTACAAGCGCCCGCTCCTGAATCATTCGGCGGATTTCGTTGTAGTGTCTTGCAGGCACTTTGTAGACCTCGCTTGCGCTTGGATCAGCGTTGGTCTGTTCGTGCGGGAGCAGGATTCTAGGGTGCTGGGCTTTTTTGGAAATCGGAGCAAAACATGACCAGAGCGTCGTTTTGCTGCCTGTATGTAGTTCGAATCCGGCGGTCACAAAATCGTTGAACCTGACAACTTCCTCGAACTCATCAATCTGCTCGCCCAGTTCCTCGGCAAGAATGGAAGGCCCGTTGCCCACCAGAACGACCTTGGCATCTTTCGCAATTCGTAACGGCCTGATCCAGCGGCCATGAATGAATCGACCTTCGATTTTGATTTCGACCGCTCCGGCCCGCATGAGCCTGTCGATCCACCAGCCTTCCGGTCTGACCGTTGGGTGCAGGGTTTGACCTTGCCAGCGATTTTTGCTGTCGACGTAGGAAATCGAAACGCAGAACCTTTCCGCGATCCGCGACCACTCGGAAAGGGTCTTATCTACGTCCTCCGGCGGAAGATGCTCAAGAACGTCGAACGCGGTCACCACGTCGAAACTTTTGTCAGGAGCCGGGATTTCATGCGCCCAGCAAATCAGATCTGCCGAGGTGCACGCGAAGTCGGCTCCTATTACGCTTGCCTCCGGAAGCGACTGCCGGAGTCGCTGGGCGAATTCGTTGTGCCCGCATCCAACATCGATGACCCTTTTCGGCTGCCATCGAGCGACGATAGGAACCGCCCTCGCACCGTGGCATGTGTGGCCGTATTGCGAAAAATCGACCGAGCCATAGATACCTTGGTATTTTTCCAGTTCGGTCATGCTCAGCATCCAGTCGTGGCTCCCAGTTGCCCGCTTGTTGCCTGCCAGAAATTTGTTCCATCCGAGTAGTAACCATCAGGTGCCGCGGTTGTTCCGCCGGAGTCCGTGTAGACCATCGTCAATTCGGCCAGAATTGAGGAGTTAGCGTAATACGTTGTGGCCGATCCAGGCATGGCGCATGCGCCAGATCCGCTAGTTGCCGAGTAATACAACGAGTGGCTGTAGAGCGTAGGCGGTGGCGAAGAGCTAGGCGGTGCCGAGGACGACGGAGGCGGAGTCGAGGATGGAGGTGGACTTGAACTGGGCGGCGGAGTCGAAGACGGCGGCGGAGTCGAACTCGGAGGAGCCGAGGAAGACGGCGGCGGAGTCGAAGAGGGCGGAGGCGAAGACGACGGCGGAGGCGAGCTTGAAGGAGGCGCTGACGAGCTAGGAGGCGGCGATGAACTCGGAGGCGCCGAGGACGACGGAGGCAAAGTCGAGCTTGGAGGCGGAGTCGAGCTTGGCGCAACTCCGCATTCAACGTGCGGCACAAATGGGAAGAGCGTCAGAACCCGTCCCTCGCTTGAGAATGCCTCAAAATAGAGCGGAGCTACACTCGTCGATCCGTTAATGAAGGTCTGCCCAACAGGACCGTCGAATGTCCGAGTGAAAAACGAGCCTTCCTCCGCAAAATTAACAACCTGCGACCCGCTGGTCCGAACGATCGTTTCGGACCAGATGCTTTCCTCTGTGATGTCCCCGCCAACGAATCTGTGCCAGTAAAGGTTCAGGGTATATGATGCGCCCTCGATTCCTCCATCGAGCGTAACGAACGGCGGGAGTTCGGATCCCTCGTTTCGATAAAACGTTGCGCTATACGGGTAGGTGATCGGCAGTTCATCGACGCAGGCCCGAGCCATTGTTATGACCGCAGAGAGCGGAGCAGGCGGAGGCGGAGGAGTCG